AGCAGGAGATGAAACAAGTAAACGTTTCCACACAGACTGTCCATACTTTAACGGCTGTGAATTATTCATCTTGTCTACTTCTTGGGTAGCCTCTGCTATATCATCCTCTAAAGTTCTTTTAGTCTTATCACCAGCAGCTACAATACCTGAGTTAACAATACGCTTTGTTTGAGAAAGAACGTTTAGGATCTTACCTGCTTCACTAGAATCTTTTGATAGTAAGTCTCTTAGGTTAATACCTTTAGTGTCAGCTAACTCTCCTAGTGTTAGTTCTGTATACTTACCCATAGCCTTGTTTATATTTACCAAGTCTTCTTCAGGTAAGAACCTAACCACATTAGTTACTACATCCGCTGTTAGTTTATTAGAGTGTATCTTCAAGCCTCTATCATTCATCAGCTTTGCTAGTCCACCCTTACCATCTGCACCTAGCATTATATTAGAAAACAAATCTGATGGCATAACAGAAGCCTCTAGTTTTAAACCTCTGTCTACCTTTGAGTTCCATGCCTCAATGTCTTCTAGCATTTGTTTGGTAACTTTTTTACTATCCTGTCTGGAGAGTATAGATGAGTTACTTTCTATAACAGTCTTAGCTATATCACCTAGTGTATCTGTAGGTTCTTCAAGTCCTGACAAACCACGAAACTTACCGAAGCCTAACTGTGCTGCACCTGCTACACCACCCAACAAAGAAGAGAAAGCTGTTTGTGTTTTACTGTACTGTTCTTGAGCGCCAGCTTCCATCAATGTCTTCTGTGCTAGACTATCCTGTAGCATAGCAAAACCTGCGTCTGCTCCTACGGTTACCTTTAAAGATGTGCCTCTTGCCTTGTCAAATAATGCTTCCTGTTTGCCCTTCATGGCATCCAGTGCTATTTTTCTGCGTCCTTCTTTAGTAACCTCTTGTGTTACTTTCTCTGCTTTCTTAGACTGACCTTTAGATAGTCCTGCTTTGGCTGCTCTTCTAGCTGCTTGCATCCCAGCTTTCTCTGCTGCTTTTCTAATCTGCGTAGAATTAGCACCATCTCTTGCAGCCTGTAGTCCTGCTCTCTTTACTGCATCTAGTACAATCTTCTTACCTGCTACTGTGTAGCTACCTGCAAGAAGTCTACCAACACCACCAGTGATAAGACCTACATAGTTAGTAGGGTCTTTAGCTGCAGCAAAGATATAATCCTTTATACCATCAACAGCACCCATAGCCCCATCATTCTGGAACACATTACCTAGTTGTTCATATAGCAGATAAGCATCCCTAGCAGTTTTCTTCATCTTATCGTCTGCTTTATTTATAAACCTTAGTTCACCTGTGGTGCTAACAGCGTTGGAATTAAAGTACCGCATGTGTTGTACAAAGTCATCTACAGTTTCTTCTACATCTTTGTTTTTATAGCCAACACCTTTACGTCCTGCCATGTACCTGCGTACCTTAGCTAGGTTCTGACCCACCTTGAGATCATCCTTCTTTAGAGTAACATTCTTATCTATGTAAAAGTCTTCTTCCCTACTAGGCGCACTAGAAGTGCCACTAAATAGTTCATCCATACTTCTCTTATTATCTTGGTAGCTTGCCATATTATCTCTTCTTTAAGTTAGGTGATCCATCTGGGTTGTGTGTATCTCCGTAGAGTATATCCCACTCTTCTTGTGCTGTCACTTTCCTAGTTTTTCCTGGTTGCCTAATACCAAATTTATTTACCGACTCTACTTCTTTGTCTTTAGGCCCACCTTCAGCAGGTCTTGGGTCTACCATAATCTTCTCGCCTGTTATAGGATCTAGTTTACCTGCATAGTCTTTATCCCAAGCGTTAACACCACCAGCATCTAGTGCATCTTTTAGTGTACCTTTGCTTTCTGGTCTAGGATTTGGTACAAACTCTTCAGTGCTTTCTTCTGTAGGTATCGTTGTTTCTTGAGTTTCTGAATCGGGCGTTGGCGTTTGAGTATCTTCTTGTTCGATAACTCCTGCTTGTGTTCTTGCTTCGGCTTCCTCCATTCCAGTTTTGATTGCTTCGAAACTACCAAGGTTTTCCTCTCTATCATTTAACTGTGTATTGTTTTCTTCTGGTTGATTAAAACTATTTAACAATGCTAGTTCATCTTCTACAAACTGGTCACCCATAATCTTTCTAATTAGATCTACAGATGGTTGATGATCAAACAGTCCAGTCTGACCAAAATTTCCTATAGTTCCTTGTATAATACTTCTAGCTTGAGTTTGAATCAAGTACTCTCTAGCGTCTTGCTCTTTCTGCATAGGAGTAACGCCCTCGTTTCTAGCAGCATATCCCTCATCATATGTTTCACTACCTTCACGCATCTTTTCCATGTGTGCAGTACGAGCAGCTTTAATAAAATCTTCAGCAGCCGTTCCACTAGCAGCATCCATCTCTATATCAGTAAGTGTTTTTAGAAACTCACTAGCTGCCTGTGGTCCATAGAACTCTTTGTCAAAGAAGTTAACACCCAAGTTAGGAAAGAGAGAATCATAATCTGCTTGTGCAGCAAGCTCATTCACATCAGCTATAGACATGTTGCCTATATAATTTGTGTCTCCTAGTCTTTGCTTTGCTTGGCTCATAGCGTTTGTACCAAACATGGAAGCAAGTAGGCTGTCACTTGATTGGACATCTGATTGTTCTGTTGCAAGAGTTGGGTCTGTCTTAGCACCATATTGTATCTTAGCAAGTTGATTGAGATTCATGTCTATATATTCAGGGTTTATCTCAAACACTTCAGGCATATCTATAATAGCTTCTACATCAGATGGGCCTAGTGTCTGCATGCCTTTTTGATTTGCAGCAGCTAGTAGTTTCTCATAAAAAGTTTTTATACCCAGCGCACCAGAACCCATAGCAGCTACAACTTGTTCTTTAGTAGCGCCTAGGTTTATAGCTTTCTGTGCCATAGACCCAACATTATCTGCTAATAGAGTTCTCTCAGCTATTGCTTTCCTATTTGCTTTAGCTAGATCTTCTTGTTCCTCTTCATACTCTTCAGCATCAGTCCTTCTTTTTCTGATACTCTCTGTCTGCTTGTCTAAGAAGGCTGCTCCAAAAGCTTTCCAATCAAATCCCATCTTATAAACCTTTCGCCATCAAGCCCATTGGCTTCTCTTCTGGTGTGTCTTCTTCCTCTGGCTCTTCTTCAACCAAATCACTTAACATTCTTTTTCCTGGATCTGAACCATCATCAGGATTATCTTTTAGGTATGCTCCTACTATAGCTTGGAAACGTTGTAGCTCTCTATCTTCTGCTTCCTTCTGATAATCTTTACCATCATCTGAAACCTCAACGCCTACACTTGTGATAGCTTGCTTTAGGAACTCATGTATAATAGGCTTGACTAACATAGCTACATCAACTGAGTGGATACCATTCATAGTACCTGCACCTACAATAGTATTTACTATAGGCTTGAGAGATAACCCTGCCTGACATACAGCAGCTAGATCATCTATTACTTCTTGGTTAGCCATGCTCTCTATATAAAACATAGTAACATCTTCTACACTGGACATCTCTGCTGGCTGTTCCCAAGGGTTATTCTTAGGTTCACCTGTTAAAGACTGGCCTGGAATTGGTTGATCAAATATTGCTAATGTCTTCATTTTGTTTTCCTATTTAGTAAATCCTGCACCAAAGTATAAGCCTACTATAGCAGATACTATGTGCGTGTCTAGTGGTGTGATAACGAAACCTCGTGCAGCTTGCCATTGTACTGTACCGTCACCACCAAATAGCCAGTTAAATAAACCGCCATGTACTTCTGTGTAACCTACGATAACGCTTACGTCAGGATACCATACAGCTACCATCTTTGGCAAGACAATAATAGCAAAGACTGCAGATAAAGCTATGATCCTACGTGTCCATGCAAAGTGTATGTCTTTACTGCCATGCTCTCTGGCTTCGTTGACTGCACCTATTAAAGCCTTTTGTTGTTCAGCTTTATTCTTAGCATTCTGTCCTATTAAAGACATAACTCCACCTAGTACGGTAGAGAAAAGCATTGTTATAAGTTCTAGTGGTAGTCCAAACATTAAGGTCTTCCTAACGGTCTAGCTTTAGGGCGAAGAGAGGTAGATGGGTTTGTATCTTCATTTATTACTATCCCTTTAAAACCTTCAGGTCTTTGTTTCGGTTTTTTAGTAGGCATAATTGTTCCATACATTTCTTCATATATCTTGCTAGCTTTGTTCCACCTTCGGATACCCTCTTTTCCTTTTGGATTTGAGTGCCCTACTACAGCCGCAAGTTCGCTTGCACTTGATACACTATTAAATTTTTTCTGTTGTAGGTAAGCCATTGTTGCTTTGAGAGCTACGTTTTTATCTGTTATTAAAAGGTCTGGGTTTTTTACTAAATCTACACCAATGGCATCTCCTACTTTTTTATAGTTTTCTTTACCTGTTAACATTATTGGACCTCTTCCTCGATAGGTAAAACCATCACCAGAAGAAGTATTTCCTAAGCGATTTCCATAAACTATATTAAATATTTCTTCAGAGTCTTTAGCTTTTTCTATTTTCTTTTTTCTTTCCTTCATTGCTGCAGAAAGTGTACCGTCTTTTCTTCTATTAGCTTCAACAAAAACTCTTACAGCATCTTTCTTGCCATAACCATTTTCAACTAAATCTTTACCACTACCTGTCTCTGCTTCAAAGGTAGCAACAAAAGCAGCAGCTTGTACAGGATCAAAGTTTTCTTTTGCATACTCTTTTATTTCATCCACTGTTATTTCAAACTTTTGTGGTTCTTTTTTTCCAAATAAAAAATCCCAAAAACCAGCTTTGACTGGTGTCATATCTTCAAGCATTTCTTTTGTAGCTGCATCCATAAATTCTGTACTGGTAGGATTAGTACCTAACCCAGAAGGTTTTCTTCTAATGGGTATATCTATTACTACACCTGCATCTATCTCATCTACTTTTTCTATATTGTTTATATCTGCTAGTTCTTCAACAGTAGTACCTGTCATCTTAGCTATATCAGATAAAGTATCACCAGACCTTATTGTATATGGAGCAGTAGGTTCATCAGGTATAGGTAATATTCCCTGAGATAATGCTCTAGTTTTAGGGTCCATGTTGGCTGGCACATCTGTTGATGTAGGTAGCTCTGGCATATCTGTTCCACGTGTAAAGCCACGTCTTACACCAAACATATTTAGAGCAGGGTTGTTATCACCAGACGGTAACGTAGGAGATGGGTAGCTTGGTGATACTTCCCCAAGTATAGGCATACCTAAACGATACTGCTTCTTACCAGCATCCCCACCAAACGGTCCTATGCGTACAGTAGGATCATACCCACTAAACAGTGGCCCTTGATATACTCTCTTGCCATCAACTATCAAAGCTTCTGGTTCTTTAGCTCCAAAGGACTTGAATAGATCTACAGTCTTTTCATATACTTTAGCTACAGTAGGTTTGTTTTCATACTCATCCCTGTTTGGATTGTTGTCCTGTCCACCACCAAATGTATTAGAAGAGTAGTCAGGACGTTTAGCACCTATACCACTAGTGTTTCTACCACCACCTCCAGCTTTCATACTGTCAGCAAATTGCTTTCCAGGATTAGGCTTAGTCTTAGTAGTCTCACGAGAGCTACCATACTGGTCATACATTTGTTTTTGTGTAAACTTAGGATCGTACATTGTTATACCTTTACTTAGGGAATGGTAGATACTTACCGATGATATAAGAGGCTGCACCTGTGACAAGCTCACCAACAAAATTACCAGCAGAAGTCTCAAGCAGTGATTGTGATTCACCATTTGCATCTATCTCTGCCTCTAGTATTTTTGTTATTCTGTCTCTCTCGCTTTCGCCAGACTGCCATGCCCATGCTAACAGATCACGCTCACGTTGTATAGCATTATTATACATTGTGGATGTAAGATTGTTAGCTACTAGTGCTGCATCTCTGTTAGCTTGGTTAGCTGCTGCGTTGGCTGCTGTAGTAATAGCTTGCGCCCATGCTGCGTTAGCTTGTGCAACTACAAGATGGTTCTGTGCATTGAACTGGTCACGTGCATTAGTTTGTGCAGTGTTGAACTGTGATACTGCATTAGTCTCACCTGCATTGAAACGGTTGATAGCGTTGATCTGCTCTGCGTTAAACCTCTGTACCTGTGAACCTAGTCCTGCAAAGAATTGATCTGTCTGGTTCTGGGATGAAGCATTAAACTGTCTTGAAGCATTTATTGCAGCACCATCACTTAGTATAGCTTGAGCAGTTTCCTGCGCTTTAAGAACTTGCATCTGCTGCTCATTACTTAGGTTAGTCAGGTCCATTTGTAGGAATGACTTAGCATTCTGTACGTTAGCCTGTTGCCTGTTGTTCAGGTTAGATAAGTCTATCTGTGACAGTGTAGCTGCATCAGCTAAAACTTTACCCTGCCTAGCATCTAGGTTAGCTAAGTCTACAGTCTGTGCCATCCTAGCATTCTCTAATGCTATCTGTTGTTCTGCTGTAAAGTTTATGTTAGCTATCTCTGATATACGTGCTGCATTCCTTACCTTGGCTTGGAACTCTTGGTCAAACTCCATGCCTAAGAAGCTGGCACGTTGTTCAGCATTCAGTAAAGCTACTTCTTGTTTGTTGGATGCATCTATCTGTGCAATAGGTAATGCTGCTTCCATACCTGCCTGTACAATAGCCATACCTGCCATACTAGAAGCTGACAACCCACGTGCAGCCATTGCTGCTGATGCATTACGCATAGCTCCTGCAGCCCATGAGGGTGTGTTACCACCAGCAAAGTCCTGCATCAAAGTGTCTAGCTCTGTCTTTACAGATGCAGCTTGGTTCTTTGCTATAGTAGCATCTACCTGTGCCTGATCTACAGTAGAGCCAGAGACTAGCTGATCCTGTGATACCTGTAAAGGATTAGGAGCTTGTACTGTTTGTGGCTCTGCTATTTGTGCAGCCTGTAGCTGTAGTGCTGCTGCTGTAAAAGGGTCCATTTGTGCAGGATCTACAATAGAGTCAGGACCAACCTGCCCTTGTGCTGCTAAGTAATTCTGTAAGGCTGTCTGTAATGCTTGTTGTGATTGATAAGCTTGATACTGCGCTGGTGACATAGCAGCAATTTCTTCTGCTGTTGCAGCCCCTGCTGCTGTTGCTACACCTGCTTGTGCTGCTGCACCTGCTTGACCTGTACCACCTGCTATAAGTGCGTTTGGTCCACCATCTGCTGCTACAACGTTTGCTTTGGTTACACTTGCAGTTGGGTCAGTGCCTATCTGTTTTGATAGTAGTGAACCGCTTGGCATTTGTGTACCAGTCGGGCCTGTATATTGACCACCTAGTGTAACTGAACCATCTGGATTTGTAGTAGGGCCACCTGCTGGTCCAATATATTTACTACCACCTGGTAGGTATTCTGGTGGCGTTGGACGTGGTGTAAGATAATTAGGTGCGCTAGGATTAGTAGATTGGTATTGTACAGGAGAGGCTTGCTGTCGTGATCCTCCACCACCACTATCTTGTGTGCCTATAGCTCTAGCCATTTGACGAGCATCCATACCTGCAAAAGGATTATTAGCTTTTTTTATTTCTTTTGATACAACTTTTGCCGCATCTGCTACACTCATACCTCTAGCCGCATTGATACGCTTGCCCTCAACCATCTGTCTAGCTGCCATAGTGTACTTACCCATCTTGGCTGCTGCTGCAGGACTAGCTGCTAGGAAAGCATTGATAGACTTTTGATCACTAGGTCCATTGTAGCCCAACGCTGGTAGTATCTTGTTTGTCATTGTCTCAGGCTTGAAACCCATAAACTTTTTAGCCATATTATTATTTCCCTATTTGCATCCACAATGATGCTGCAATGAATGTTATTACTGCTACAGTTGACATCTTGACCATAGTTGACCACACACCTTTACGTGTATCACGCCATGCTTCTAGCAAGTTACGCATCTCTGTTATGTCTTTACGAGCATCATCATCATGTAGTCCTACTTCACGCAGTGCTATCTTAGCACCACGCTTTGCTGCACGATCTAGCATAGCTTCTATTTCTTCAGGTGTCATTATGTTGATCCGTATATTGTGCCACTATTATTAAGCGTTCTTGATGTTCCTGTTATAGCTGCACCTCCTGCGCCTCCAGCGTAACGACCACCACCAAGCGCACCAGCCGCACCCCAGCCGCCTCCACCTCCTGCAAGGCTAGAGACGGTACTACCAGGGGAAGTCGCAGCATTTCCTGCTGAACCACCATTTCCACCACCTACACCTGGCAAAATTCGTCCACCGCCACCACCACCAAACTGATGTCCTCCACCGCCACCGCCAGCGCCTCCACCATTATCTACTGGGTTATTTGCATTACCACCATTACCACCGTCACCACCTTCTGCGTTCAATGCACCACCTGGACCTTGTTGCCAAAATCCATAATTTATTCTTCCTCGACCACCAACGCCACCGCCAGCGCCACCACCACCTCCTGCGTGGGCATCACTAGGGTTACTATAGTCTGAGTATGCACCACCGCCACCACCGCCTCCAGCAATGTAAGCGCCAGAGCTATTTGTGATAGTTACACCTGAAGCAGTTACGCTAATTGCAGGACCACCAGCCGTGGCTCCTGGGTTTGAAAATCCCCAACCACCATTGCCACCCTTACCAATAATTTTACCGTCATTAATAACAGTACATGGTATATCTATTATTAAAGCTGCTACTGATGTACTGTCTGACCAAACCCACATATTACTAGGTACACGTAAAGTCTCTCCTGATGATATATAGCTTGACGCTGTAATTTGTTGTAGTTGTACTTGTCCGTTGACCTGACTACCGCCAGTAGGTAAGTTTGTCTCAGAAGACACACCATAATACTGTTGTATACTTTGCTGTCCACTATCCCCTACACTTATCAATGCACGAATGTCAGCATCATTTAAAGAACAGGTAGTACCACTAGTACCACCCACTTCTACATGCATGTCATCTAAACTTATAGCACCACTAGCTTGGAGAGCCATTACTCACACTCACACTTTTTACACTTACACTTATTTAGTTCTTCTTTTAATTCTTTTACAGCTTCTATAAGCACACCTACTATATTACCATATGCTACAGATAAGTACTCACCCTCTTCTACAACCTCTGGCATAACTTGTTGCATCTCTTGAGCTATAACACCTGTGCCACGCTGACCATCATTTAGTTCACTTTTATAGTTGTAGGTTACCCCACGCATCTGTGACACTTTATCTAGCGCACCTTCAATAGTTTCTACGTTTTCTTTTAGTCTTTCATCTGAGAAAGCTGTTACGTTACCTGTTGCAGTAAAGCTACCAGATAGGTTATTACCGTTGTTTGATAAGTTAGACAATCCTACTTCTGCAGGAGTATCAACAGTACAAGTAATAACACCAGTACCACTGTTGTAAGATATACCAGTACCTGCAGATACAGAAGCTCTTGCACCAGCAGTAACACCACTACCTGTTAGGTTCCCAGCTACACTTAGGTTACCTGCTATTGCAGCATTCTCATCTACAGTAAGTGTGTCTGTTTTTACTGTGCCATCAAAGAAAGCATCTTTGTATTGTAGTGCTGTTGTACCTAAATCTACAGCGTTAGTAGTCTTAGGTCTAAGTACAGATGCTGTAGCTACTATGTCTTGTGATGGTCCTATCTTTTCAATAGCTGCACCTTCTGCTGCAGTGCCATCGTGGGTGTGACCAGTACTAGCATTGAATGCTGACTGTACCTGATTGTACTCATCATTAAAATCATCAGCGTCAATAACACTTCCTGTAGCTATGTTAGCTGCTGCTTGTCTTGTATAACCTGCCATAATTACTGCCTATCATTTTGTCTATACTCAAGAATTGCCGTGTCAAGAGTAAAGGTTGGATTTGTTGAGTTATCTGTAATACGCATTGAAATTGTTTTGAATGACCCTACTAAGTTTTCTTTATATATCTGATCTAGTACACCACCAAACTTTGCACCACCGTATACAGCGCCAGACTGACCAAATAAGAATACACCGCCACCTGCTGCTGCTGAAGATACTGTTATAGTAGGAGGCTGTACAATACTTGGATCATTACTTGAGTCAAAGTCTATCTTAAAGTTTAAGCTTAATGCCATAGTTCCTGTTGGCTGTGCATATAGTGTTAACTTGTACATAGTCTTACGTACTTGTGGATCTGTAATTGGCATGAAAGGTGATTCATATATTGACTCTATTGTACCACCATCAAAAGAATTACCTGAGTCCATCTTATAACAGAAGCCATCATCATTGCCAAACATAATAGTTTCTTGTGCGCCTGAGTATGTACTATCTGCTACGTTTACCTTTAGTCCTTTTGTTGTTGACCAAGCTATACCACTACCACCCTGTGCAATAAATTTAGTAGCTATTAAACCTGAAGCACTAGATGCTTGTACAGAAGGTATATATGCAAATAGTCTATATTGAGATTTACCTCTGACTAATACAGAACAGAACACATCTGTCTGTGATATAAATTCATTAGCATCTTTATAGATGTTATCAGAGGCTACGTCAAGAGCTAAGTCACCAATACGGTCAGTAGCACTAAGTAAACGTATTCCATCAGGGGATAGGTAGGCTATGTCACCACCAAATTCCTGTATGCTATCTGGGTTGATACAACCTATTCTATCTGTGATAGGCTCTAACTTAAAGTCAGATGAAGTATTACCTACAAGCTTCTTGATTGTGTCTGTAGTAAAGATGATAAGCTGTTCACGAAAGCCTATCATACCTGTGACATCAAAGCCTACATTTATTGTACCAGCACCATTACCTGTAGCAAAGTCATCTACTGTGTTAGGTGCTGTAAAGAATATCTTACTACCCTTGGAGTAGAAAGCATGGTTCTTGAATACTGCAACATTCTCTGCACCCTGTACATCTGAACTGTTTGATGAGGTTAAAGCTGTTATAGTACTTCCACTGGCATTAAATATAACTGGAAAGCTTTTACTATCAACAAATATTGTTTTGTCTTCTTGTGTAAAATTAAAGGATGCGTACCTATTCTTTAGTGTGTTTGTAGAAGAGCTTGTACCTATGTGTGACCAAGTAGTTCCTGTACCATGAAAGTATAATGTTTTGTTAACCTGAGTAGAATGAAACGTACCAAAGGTAAGAACAGTATTGTTAGATATAGATTGGGATGAGTCAAGTACAATGTTGTTTTGATTTGATAAGGAGGCAACTTTTACAACACCAGATATACCTGTGCCTGTAACAAACATACCAGCTTTTATGTTAGTAATAAAACTAAGTACAACATCATC